CTCGCCCTTGCGGGTGCGCACCACCACGCGGTCGCCGCGCCGCACCGGTGCCGCCGGCGAGACGATCACCATGTCGCCGTCGCGGAACACCGGCTCCATGCTCTCGCCCGAGATCTCGAGCGCATAGGCATTGGGGTCGCCGATCTCGGGCAGCGCGATCTCGTCCCAGCCGCCTCCGACCGGGTAGCCGCCATCGTCGAAAAAGCCGTCGCCGCCGGCCTGGGCCAGGCCGATCAGCGGGATGCGCCGCCCGGCGGTGGCGCGGCCGCCCTTCAGCATGGTCGGCACGCCGGTGACGAGCGCGGCGAATTCCGCCCAGCCAGCGCCGGTCGCGCCCAGCACCTTGTTGATGCTCTCGGTTGAGGGCCAGCGCTCCCGCCCGTCGGGCCCGGTCCGCTTCGAGGGGTTGAAGGCGGTGGCGTCCAGCCCGGCCTTGCGGGCGAGGCCCGAGGCCGAGAGGCCGTTCTCGGCCGCGAGCGCGTCGAGCGCCCGCCAGACATCGTTGTGGCTCATCATCTGCTCCGTCCGGGCATGTGCCGTCGTTCGCGCGGCCCGACTCGATAGGAATGCATGTGGGGATAACATCCTAGGTTTCGAATCAAAGAGCAATAGGTCAATCTTCCTTTTTCGCTTGCGGCCCACGGTTAACGCGTATACGTTCGTGTTGTGTTCACGCATGGCGCGAAGGACAAATCCCCCCGATGACCACCGCCCCCCGCCCGAACCACCAGCCCGGCCGCACCAACCAGCAGCGGACCGAGCCGTTCCACTCCGCCGAGGAGGCCTGGTTCTGGACCATGGCCGCCCTCGTCGCCCGCCGCGACGGCGCCCGCATCGTCTCCGGCGCCGGCCTGGTCGGCCGGCCCTGCGAGCCGGACGACGTGGTGAAATGCCTCGACCGCCTCTACCGCCAGCGCCGCATCGACCTGCAGCATGCCCGCATCATGCGCATCTGGGGCGAGCGGCAGCAGGTGCCCGACGCCCGCGCCCCGCGCGAGGCCGGCGACGCCCGGCTGTGGCGCGAGGCGATGAACCGCCTGGAATGGCCGCTGCGGGTCAAGGGCATCGTCGCCGATGGCGGCCTGGTCGTGCCCTTCGAGGGCGCCCCGGCATGACCGCGACCGCGCATCCGGCGCATCGCCGGGCCGCCGAGGCAGCCGAGCAGCAGGCCTTCATCGTCTTCGGCGGCGCCGCCGACCAGCCCTGGCTGCGCTTGCTGCGGCCGGGCTTTCGGCACTGCTTCGCCGCGCTCCGCGACGCCGAGGGCTGGACCGTGCTCGACCCGCTGACCGGCCGCCTGGTGGTCGCCCGGCTCGAGATCCCGTCGGGTTTCGACCTGCCCGGCTTCTATCGCCGCGCCGGCTTCACCGTGACAGGGCCCTTCCGGCCGGGCGAGGCGCGCTGGCGGCTGCTGCCGCCCATCCAGCCCTTCACCTGCGTCGCGCTCTGCCGCGCCGTGCTCGGCGCCGAGGCTCCTTTCGCCCTGACGCCCTGGGGGCTGTTCCGGTCCCTGAAAAAGAATAGGAAAAATATCTTGACACCCGCTCGTCAACCCGGGTAAACAGATTCTGCCAACGGGCGATCTGCGCCCGGCGGTGTCCTCCCGATCCGTCCCGACTTCTGCGGGCCCCTCCCCACCCCGGGGACGGGGCCCGCAGCTTTTTCGGGCCCCGGATCTCCCGATATGGCCAGCGAGGTGACGCCCATGGGTGGCCTGTTCAAAGCCCCGAAGCCGGTGATCGTGCAGCCTGCCCCGGTGCCGGAGACCGTCACCACGGTCGCCGCGCCCGCGCCGAGCGCCCAAGCGCAGGGCGAGCAGGCCCGCGCCAAGGCCGTGGCCGATGCGCAGCAGGGCATGGAAGGGTTGATCGCCACCTCGCCGACCGGCGTGCTCACCACCCTGCCGGCCGCGCTGACCGCCGGCCGCAAGTCGCTGCTCGGGCAGTAGCGCATGGATCCCGTCCTCCTCCACGCGCGGTTCCTCCGCGCGCTCGAGCGCCGCCGCGCGCTCGAGCCGCTCTGGCAGGCCTGCTACGACCACGCGCTGCCGGCGCCGGCGCGGCTCGCCGAGCTCTACGACGCGACTGCCGCGGACGCTGCCGAGCAGCTCGCCGCCTCGCTGCTGGCCGAACTCACGCCGCCCTGGTCGCGCTGGTTCGGCCTGGCGCCTGCCCGGCCGCTGGCCGACAGCCCGGAGGGCCTCGCCGCCGCCGCGGCGCTCGAGCATGCAGCGGATACGCTGCAGGCGCATCTCGACCGCTCGAACTTCGCGGTCGAGATGGCGCAGGCCTTCCTCGACCTGGTCATCACCGGCACCGGCGTGCTGATGGTGGAGGAGGCGCCGATCGGCGAGGCCTCGGCGCTCCGCTTCGGCGCGGTGCCGACCCGCACGGCGGTGCTGGAGGAAGGGCCTGATGGCCGGCTCTCCCACGTCTTCCGCGTGGCCAGGTTGACCGCGGCGCAGCTGCGCGACCGTTTCCCGCAGGCCGAGCTGCCGCCCGAGCTGGTGCAGGCGGCCGAGGATGATGCGCCGGCGCCGCATGAGCTGCTCGAGGCGATCTGGCCGGAGAACGGCCAGGTCCGCTACGCCGCGCTGATGCCCGATGGCGGCGGCGCGCCGCGCCTGCTGCACAGCGGCCGCTTCGTCGAGAGCCCCTGCATCGCGTTCCGCTGGCTGAAGGTGCCGGGCGAGACCTATGGCCGCGGCCCGGTGATGAAGGCGCTGCCGGACATCCGCACCGCCAACAAGGTGGTCGAGCTGGTCCTGAAGAACGCCTCGATCGCGGCGACCGGGATCTGGCAGGCCGAGGATGACGGCGTGCTGAACCCGGCGACGATCCAGCTGGTGCCCGGTGCCATCATCCCGAAGGCGCCGGGCAGCGCCGGCCTGACCCCGCTCGCAGCACCTGGCAACTTCGACGTCTCGCAACTGGTGCTGCAGGATCTGCGCGCGCGCATCCGCACCGCGCTGCTGGTCGACCAGCTGGCGCCGATGCAGACCCCGAACGTGACCGCGACCGCGGTGCTCGAGCACAGCGCGCAGACCGCGCGGCTGCTGGGTGCCACCTATGGCCGGCTGCAGACCGAGCTGCTGACGCCGCTGATCACCCGCGTGCTGGCGATCCTCAGGCGGCGCGGCGAGATCCCGCCGATCCACCTGGATGGGCGCGAGGTGGTGCTGCGCTATGCGAGCCCGCTGGCCCGCGTGCAGGGCCGCGCCGATGCGGCGAATACCCTGCTCTTCCTGCAGGCGGTCGGCAGCATCGGCGGCAGCGCCGCGGCGCAGATCGATGCCGTCGCCGCGACGCGCTGGCTGGCGCGCACCCTCGGCGCGCCGGCCGAGGTGCTGGTGCCGCCCGGCCAGCAGGCCGAGGTGCCGGCCGCGGTCGCGCCGCTGACCACCTTCCGCGCCGGGCGCTCCTCCATGCCGGCCGCGCTCTCGGCGGCGCCCTCGCCGCTGCTCTCGCATCCGCCGCAGGGCGGGTCCCACGCCTGACCCATCAGCCAACGGGAAGGAACCCCGCATGTCCGCAGACCTGCTGCAGTCGGCCGCGCCCGTCGCCGTGCCGCCGCCCGAGCCGCAAGCCCCCGAGATCCCGGAGAAATTCCGCGACCCCGCAACCGGCGAGCTGCGCGTCGAGGCGCTGCTGAAATCCTACCGGGAGCTGGAGCGGCGGATGTCGCAACGCATGGCGCCGCCGGCGCCGGATGCGCCCGAGGAGGATTGGCAGCGCTTCCGCCAGGTCATGGGCATCCCGGCCGCGCCGGAGGATTACGCGATCGAGCCGCCCTGCGAGCTCTGCGCGGCCTCCCCCGAGGTGAACGCAAAGCTGCACCAGGCGCATTTCAGCCAGCACCAGGCGCAGCTGGTCTATGACCTGGCGGCCGAGCGGCTGCTGCCGCTGATCGCCGAGGCTGCGGCCCAGTACGAGGCCGACCGCCAGCGCGAGAAGCTGCACGCGCATTTCGGCAGCGCGGAGCGCTTCCGCCAGGTCGCGGCGCAGCTCTCCGCCTGGGGCCGCTCGAAGTTGCCGGCGCCGGTGTTCGAGGCGCTGAGCACGACGGCCGAGGGCGTGCTTGCGCTCGAGCAGATGATGAAGAAGGGCGAGCCGGGGCTCTCTGCCGATGCGCAGGCGCCGCTGCCTTCGAGCGAGGCCGATCTCCGCGCGATGATGCGCGACCCGCGCTACTGGCGGACGCGCGACCCGCAGTTCGTGCAGCGGGTGACCGAGGGCTTCCGCCGGCTGGCGGGGCAGTAACTCTCTCCCTCCCCCGGGAACCGGGGGAGGGCTTTCGATCCCCCTCGGCGGGCCGGCGCCGGTCGCGTTCCCCTCACGCGACCCCGGCCTGCCGCCGCGGGGGCGGGTTGGTGCCCGGGCCACATGGCCCGCGCGGCGCCGCCCGCCCCCCTCCCCTTCGGCTGTGCACAACCCTTTCGGGCGCGCGGCCGCGCGCGACTGCCTGGCCCGTACTGACGGCGAACCCTGCACCGCGCCTCTGTGCAACCCCTTCGAGAGGCAGGACCCATGACCTCCACGATCGACCAGGCCTTCATCAAGTTCTACGAGACCGAGGTGCAGGAGGCGTATCAGCGCCATGGCAGCAAGCTGCGCCCGACCGTGCGCAGCAAGAGCGACGTCCGCGGCTCCTCCGCCGTATTCCAGAAGGTCGGCCGCGGCACCGCGGCGGCCAAGGCGCGCGACGGCATCGTGCCGGTGATGAATGTCGCGCATTCCACCGTCGAGTGCTTCCTGCAGGACTACTACGCCGGCGACTGGATCGATAAGCTCGACGAGCTCAAGACCAATATCGACGAGCGGATGGTGCTGGCCAATGCCGGCGCCTATGCGCTCGGCCGCAAGACCGACGAGCTGATCGTGGCCGCGATGGACAGCGCGACCCGCGAGGCGATCGGCACCGTCGCCGGCACCACCGACACCGATGGCCTGACGCGGGCCAAGGTGCTGCTCGCCTTCCAGATGCTCGGCAATGCCGATGTGCCGGATGACGGCCAGCGCTATGCGGTGGTCGGCTGGAAGCAGTGGTCGGACCTGCTGACCATCCAGGAATTCGCCAATGCCCAGTACATCGGCGACAACGAGCTGCCCTGGAAAGGCACGCAGGCGAAGAAGTGGCTGGGCGCGACCTGGATCCCGATGAGCGGCCTGACGCTGAACGGCAACCTCCGCTTCTGCTACTTCTACCACCGCACGGCGATCGCCCATGCGGTGAGCGCCGAGATCCAGACCGACATCACCTGGCACGGCGACCACGCCGCGCATTTCGTCAACAGCATGATGAGCCAGGGTGCGGTGCTGGTCGACAATACCGGCATCGTGCGGATGCGCTGCCTCGAGTCGTAACGCTCGAGCAGCCTGCGGCCCCGCCTCGCCTGAGGCGGGGCCTTTTCCCTCCTCCGGAGCATTCCCCCGATGGCCCTCTCCGCCCTCGCGCTCTGCACGCGCGCGCTGCTGAAGCTTGGTGCGCAGCCGATCTCCTCGCTCGACGAGGGCACGGCCGAGGCCGAGGTCGCAGCCAACCTCTATCCCGGCACCCGCGATGCGCTGCTGAGCCGGCATCCCTGGAGCTTCGCGACCGCGCAGGCCACGCTGCCGCGGCTCGCCGCCAAGCCGGTTGCCGACTACCTCTACGCCTTCGAGCTGCCGGCGGGGCTGCTGCGGGTGCTCTCGGCGGGTTATCCGCAGCATGGCCGCGGCGCCAGCTACCGCATCCTGGAAGGCCGGCTGCACAGCAGCCAGGAGCAGGTGACGCTCACCTACCTGTTCCGGCCCGACGAGAGCGCCTTCCCGGCCTATTTTGCCGCCGCCCTGGTGGCGCGGCTCGCCGCCGAGTTCTGCACGCCGCTGACCGAGAACACCGCGCGCGCCCAGGCGCTTCTGGCACAAGCAGAAGCCGAGCTGCGCATCGCCAAGTCGGTCGACAGCCAGCAGGCGCCGCCGCGTGCGATCGACAGCTTCCCGCTGATCGACGCGAGGCGCTGAGATGGCGCAGTCCCGCACACTCAAGCCCAGCTTCACCGGTGGCGAGCTGGCGCCCGAGCTGCTCGGCCGGCCGGACCTGCGCGCCTGGGCGAATGGTGCGCAGCGGCTGCGGAACGTCTTCATCCAGCCGACCGGCGGCGTGACCCGGCGGCCCGGGCTGCGCCACGTTGCGACGCTGCCAGGCGCGGCGCGGCTGATCCCCTTCGAGTTCAACACCGAGCAGACCTACCTGCTGGTGCTGACCGACGGGCTGCTGAGCGTCTTCGTCGGCGATGTGCAGGTGGCGCAGGTCGCCGGGCCCTGGACCGCGGCGATGCTGCCGCAGCTGGCCTGGACGCAGAGCGCCGATACGCTGCTGCTCTGCCACCCCGGGATGCGGCCGCAGCGCGTCACCCGCAGCAGCAACACCGACTGGAGCATCGCCGCCTGGAGCTTCAGCACGCCGCCCTTCCACCGCTTCGCCGGCAGCGGCGTGACGCTGGCCGCGACGGGCACCACCGGCAGCGTGACGATCACCGCCTCCTCGGCGGTGTTCCAGGCCGCGCATGCCGGCGTGCTGTTCCGCATGGCGGCGAAGCGGTTGCGCATCGACAGCGTCGCCTCCCCCCAGCAGGCGAGTGCCACGGTGATCGACACGCTGACCAGCAGCGCCGCCACCACGGACTGGGACGAGGAGGCCTTCTCCCCTGTCCACGGCTGGCCGGTGACGGTCTGCTTCCACCAGAATCGCCTCGTCATCGGCGGCTCGCGCGACCTGCCGAACCGGCTCTGGCTGTCGCGCACCGGCGACCTGTTCAACTTCGACCCCGGCACCGGGCTCGACGACCAGGCGATCGCGTTCGGCGTGATGTCGGACCAGGTGAACGCCATCCGCGGCTTGTTCTCCGGCCGGCAGCTGCAGCTCTTCACCTCGGGCGCCGAATGGACGGTCAGCGGCGCGCCGCTGACGCCGACCAACATCCAGCTGAACCGGCAGACCCGCATCGGCTCGCCGGTCGCGCGCATCGTCCAGCCGGTCGATGTCGACGGCTCGACCATCTTCGCCGCCCGCAGCGGCCGGGGGATCTTCGAGTTCGGCTATACCGTGGTGCAGCAGACCTACCAGGCGACCGACCTCGCCACCGTCTCGCACCACCTGGTGCAGGACCCGGTGGACATGGCCTATGACCAGCGCCGGCGCCTGCTGCACATCGCGATGGCCGACGGCTCGATCGCCACCCTCACGCTCTACCGCGATGAGCAGGTGATCGCCTGGTGCCGGCAGGAGACCGCCGGCACCGTCAGCGCGCTCGCCGAGATCGAGGGCGTGGTCTGGGCCGCGGTGACCCGCCTTGGCAGCACGCGGCTCGAGCGCTTCGACCCGGTGCTGGCCCTCGATGCCGCGCTGACCGGCGCGGTGCCGGCGGCGACCGCGAGCTGGGCCGGGCTGCAGCACCTGGAGAACCAGGTGGTCGGCATCCTCGCCGATGGCGCCGATGCCGGCAGCGCGACCGTACTCGCCGGCCGCGTCACGCTGGATGAGCCGGCGCGCACGGCGCAGATCGGCCTGCCCTTCGCGCATGAGATCCAGCCGCTGCCGCCCGACCTATCCGCGGCCTCCGGTGTCTATGCCGCCCCGCTCCGGCTGGTGGCGGTCACCTTCCGGCTGCTTGAGACCGGTGCGCTCGCGGTCGATCTCGGCCGCGGCGTGCAGCCGGTGCCGTTCCGCCGGCTCGGCACGCCGTTGCTCGGTGCCGCGCCCGCGCTGTTTACCGGCGATGTCCGGCTGCGCGCCGTCGGCTGGCAGCGCGACGCGCGCACGCCGCTCTGGCGGATCGCGGACGACACGCCGCTGCCCATGACGCTGCTCTCCGTCACCACCGAGATGAGGATGACCGACTGATGGCCGCTCTCGCATCGCTCGCCACCGTGGTCGGCGCCGGCGCCTCGATCTATGGCGGCCTCCGCCAGGCCCAGCTGCAGCACGCCACCAACGAGGCGCAGATCCAGGTCGCCGCGCAGGAAAACACCGCGCGCCAGCAGGTGCTGCAGGCCCAGGCGTCGCAGGAGGCGCTGGCTCGGCAGCAACAGCTCGACCAGGCGATCGCCACCGGGCGCGCCCAGCTTGCCGCTGCGGGTGTCTCCCCCGACAGCGGCTCGGCGGCCGATGTCGCAGGCGGGCTGACCGAGCGCAGCGCCGCCGCCCAGGCGGCAAGCGATGCGACGCTGCGCACGCGGCTCGCGCAGGGCCCGATCAGCCTGCTCGCGCCGGACAATACCGCGACCGCGCTGTTGCAGAGCGGCCCCTCTTTCGGCTTCGCCTCGCGCAACCTGCTCACCTGAGCAGCGCCGCGTCCCGCAACCCCTCTCGGAGCCAACCCGGCCGATGGACCAGCACATCACGATCGGCGATGTCGCGCCCCGCGTGCAGTACGTGGCGGATGGCACGCAGGCGAGCTTCACCTACCCCTTCCCGATCTTCGAGGTGGCCGACCTCGAGCTGCGGCTCGACAACCTCGTCCACCTGGCCGGCTTCACCGTCACCGGCGCCGGACTCTCGACCGGCGGCGCGGTGATCCTCGACGTGCCGCCGCCGCGCGGCACGCTTGTCACGCTGCGGCGCCACCTGGCGATCGCCCGCACCACCGATTTCCAGGACAACGGCATCCTGCGCGCCCGCGTGCTGAACGACGAGCTGGACTACCAGGTCGCCGCGATGCAGGAGCTCTCGGACGGGCTCGGCGCCACGCTGCATCTCGACCCCGGCGAGATCGGCGGCATCACCACCCTGCCGTTCCGCACGGCGCGCGCCAACCGGCTGCTCGGCTTCGACAGCGTCGGCGACGTGACGGTGTTCGACCGCGGCGAGGGCACGCTGACGCTCGCCTTCCCCGGCGCCGTGCCGCGCACGGTCGAGGACAAGCTGGCCGAGCGGCTCACCGCGCGCGACTTCGGCGCGGTCGGCGACGGCATGGTCGATGACGGCCCCGCACTGCAGGCGGCGATGAACGCCGCGGCCGTCAGCGGCAAGACGCTCGAGATCGGCGAGGGGGTGTTCCGCAGCAGCATGCCGCTGGTCCTGCTCGGCGCCGCCGCCGGGCTCGTCATGCGCGGCAGCATCCTCTATGCCGGCCCGGCCGGGCATGCCGCGCTGACCCTGGGCGATGCCGGCGGCGCCGACAACCAGCGCAAGCGCTACCTCGGCCTCGGCGTGATGCGCGAGCAGCAGGCCGATTGGTCGAACGAGGCCGATGTCGGCATCCGGCTGAACAACATCAACGAGAGCCGGGTCGAGATCTGCCGCGCCGAGCGCTTCACCATCGGCGTGCAGATCATCGGCGACGCGCGCGGCAGCGAGGACAGCGACATCCTCTACGGCCGCATCGTCGACAACCGCATCGGCCTCGACCTGCGGACCCTGACGGCCAGCGGCTGGGTGAATGCGCTCCGTCACCATGGCGGGCATTTCGCCTGCCAGGGCGCGACCAACCCGGGCCAGGCCCGCTTCGGCGTGCGCTTCTCGGCGGCCGCCGGCGCCTACCGGCTGCACAACCATCACCTGTTCTTCGGCCCCGACTTCGAGCTGCAGCGCCAGGGCACGCCCGGCACCGTCGATGCCGTCCCCTTCCTGGTCGAGGTCGATGGCCGTGCGCTCTCGGCCTTCGGCATCCGGATGGAGGCCTGCTCGCCCTATGTCGCGCGCCACACCGGCGGGTTCAGCGATGCGCGCTACGAGGTCGCCTATGTCGGGACCTATGGTTTCGCGGGTTGCGCGGTCGACTATGCCGGCGCGACGCGGGCCGGCGGCACGGTGGTGCCGCTGCACCAGTCGGCCGCCGCGATCGGCTCGCCGCGCCTCGTCGCATCCGCCGAGAACCTGCGAGCGCGGGCCTTCCGGCAGACCGTCGCCGTCTCGGGCGGCATCGGCTTCGAAAAGCTCGCCCTGCTCTCGGGCAATCCGGCGGGCGCGCCGAGCACGCTGGGCGGGCTCTGCTTCCCCGGCCTCGACCTGGTCACGCTGAATGCCGAGGATATCGGGCTGCCGACCTCGCGCGGGATCGGCTTCGTGGTCGATTGCAGCAGCTGCAAGGAGTTCATGATCGCCGCCGAGGGCAGCGCGCTGCGCCCGGTGGTGGTGCAGTTCGACGGCAATGAGAATGTCCTCGATGGCGGCAGCCCGGTGCTGTTCTCGAACATGAACGCCGTCCTCCAGGGCGCACCGTCCTGGTGGTGGGAGGGCAATGCCGATCTCGACGCGCTGGTCGGCACTGTGCCGCTCAACCGGTTGCAGCGCGTCACGCTGCACCGGGCGGCGCAGTTCGCGGTGATCGGGGTGCGCGGCAGCACCGGCGCGGCCGTGCTGCGCGCGCTGCGGCTCTACACCGCCGCGACCGAGGCGCCGCGCCTGCTCTATGGCGGCGCCCGGGCCTGGGGCACGCGCGAATACACGGTGAGCGACGGCGGCTGGACCATTCCGACGCTCGCCGCCGGCGCCACCGCGACCCGCGACGTCACCCTGACGGGCGTCCGCCAGGGTGATTTCGTGGAGGCGAGCTTCGCCATGGCCAGCGGCTTCCAGAACGGCGGCGTCGTCCTCGGCGCTGCCGTCGGCGGCACCGCCGGCAGCAACCAGGTGCGGGTCACCGCGCAGAACATCAGCGGCGGCAGCATCACCCCGGGCGCCGGCACGCTCTATCTGCGCGCCGTCAAGCCGAGGCTCTGAGGAGACCCCCGTCATGGCTGTGAAAGGCGTGATGCGCCTCGAGATGGATGCGCGCCGGATCGGCGCGAAGATCTTTGCCGACTACGAGCGCTACATCATGCGCTGGGAGGACGCCGAGGAGATCGGCGAGGATCCCGCCGACGACGCCAAGCGTTTCACCATCCGGCACGCCGCCGGACGTGCCGCGCTCACGCATCTCGAGCATCTCTACAAGATCGCCGTGCTCACCGCGGGCGAGGATGCAGCCGAAGGTGTGCTGCACGATCTCGACGCGTGGCGCGTGCTGATCGCGGCCCAGCTTGAGGAGGAGCCTGCGACCGATGAGCCCGGAAGCAACGGCTGATTTCCTCGAATTCGCCTGGATCTGGAACCGCATCCAGCAGCAGCAGACGCCCGCGCCGCACCGGCGCATGGCGCATTGGCTGCAGGAACGTTGGATCGCGCATGACCAGCGGATGCTGCTCATGGCCTTCCGCGGCAGCGGCAAGTCCACCCTGGTCGGGCTGTTCTGCGCCTGGCGGCTGCTGCTGGCGCCGAATACGCGCATCCTCGTCGTCGCCGCCGACCAGGCGCTGGCGGTGAAGATGGTCGCGCAGGTGCGCCGCATCCTCGAGCGCCACCCGCTCTGCCACAGGCTGCGGCCCGACCACCCGGAAGCCTGGGCGATGGACCGCTTCACGGTCGCGCGCTCGGCGGCCCTACGCGACCCCTCGATGCTGGCGCAGGGGCTCGGCGGCAACATCACCGGCGCCCGCGCCGACATCGTCATCTGCGACGACATCGAGGTGGCGGGGAATTGCGACACGCCGGGCAAGCGCGCGGCGATCCGCAGCTTCCTGGCGGAGACCGAGTTCGTGCTGGTGCCCGGCGGCACCATGGTCGTGGTCGGCACGCCGCACTGCGCCGAGACGATCTATCTGCCCGAGTTGCACCCGGAGGCGACCTTGCGTGGCTATCGCCGCTTCACCCTGCCGTTGCTCGACGACGAGGGTCGCAGCGCCTGGCCGGAACGCTTCACGCCGGAGGCCATCGAGGCGCTGCGCCAGCGCGTCGGCCCGCTCGGCTTCGCCCGCCAGATGCTGCTCGAGGTCGTGGAGGATGCCGCCGTGCGCCTGGATCCTGCCCTGCTCATCCACTACGCCGACGAGCCGGACTACCGCGAGGCGGGCGGCCACGCCCAGCTCACGCTGCTGGGCCACCGGCTGGTCTCCGGCGGCGGCTTCTGGGACCCGGCCTATGGCAAGCCGGGCATCGGCGACGCCTCGGTGCTCGCCGGCACCTACATGGACGGCGAGGGCAACACCTACCTGCATCGCCTGGCCTATCTGACGCACGACCCGGAGAACGCGCTCGATCCCGCCAGCCAGCAATGCCAGCAGGTGGTGCGGATCGCACGCGAGTTGCTGCTGCCCGCGGTGCGGGTCGAGACCAACGGCCTCGGCCGCTTCCTGCCCGCCTTGCTCAAGCGCGAGATGGCGGTCGGGCGGGTGCCCTGCGCGGTGATCGAGCATGCCAGCCATCACGCGAAGGCCGCCCGTATCCTCCAGGCGCTCGACCCCGCGCTCGGCGGCCGCAAGCTGCACGTGCACGAGAGCGTCTTCCGCACGCCCTTCCCGGCGGAAATGGCGGCCTGGCGGCCGAACACCGCTGGCATGCGGGACGATGCGCTGGATGCGCTGGCGGGCTGCATGCTGGCCGAACCGGTGCGGCTGCCGAGCGTGCCGCCGGCGCCGCGCGGCGTGTCGTGGCGGGGCGTGTGACAGGCGTGTCCGAGAGGGGCGCTGCCTCCCTCGAAATGCCGCTCACCCCGCCCGCCGCAGCACCTCGCTCGCGTGCCGGGCCGTGCCCGCCGGTGTCGTCTCGTATCGCCCATCGGCGCGCTGCTGCGCGAGGCCCATGCCGGCCAGCCGCTGCAGGCAGGGCGCGTCCTTCAGCCCATCCGGCCGGCCCGGTGTGCCGACCAGGGTCAGTCGGTGCAGCGCCGCCCGACAGCAGGTCTCGAGATAGGGCTCGGTCCAGCGGGTCACGTGCATTCCAGTCCGGTTTCGCCGCCCAGAGGGTGGTTCCGCCGGTTCCCTCCTTCAAGCAGGCAGCGAGGTGCCGCCATGAACATCGAGCCAACCTGGTGGATCACCGCGGTGGAGGCGCCGATCGCCGCGGCCCTGTTCTACATGATCCTTGGCCTGCGGCGCGATGTGCAGGCCCGCATGGAGCGAAGCGACCAGCGTGAGAGCGACGTCGTCAACCGTACCCGGGACGATCTGGCCGAGTTCAAGCTTGAGGTCGCGCGGACCTACGTGCCGCTCTCCCTCATCCGCGACGTCGATCGCAGGCTGTCGCAGCATCTGCTGCGCATCGAGGAGAAGATCGAGGAGATGAAGCGCTACAACATGATGGCCTCGCGCCTCCGCGAGCGCGACGGGGAGGAGGGCCGGTGA